CTGATACCCACTGTCTGTGACAAGCGGTAATAATTTATCTAGTAAATTAAGATAAGTTCTACCGCCTATGTCACAAAATCTAACGCAACCATCCCATCTTCCTAACTTGTATGCTGGCATGTGATAAGCATATGGAAGAAAGTATTTTGCTTCGTCTGAAATCTTTCGACGAGTTTTAACGTCAAGCCCAACAAACTTGACGTTTACTTCGTCTCTAATTTCCAGTGTGGTTTTTGGCATACTGTATTTTACCTTATCTATACTGTATAGTCAAGAACATTTTACGTCCGCCAACATCATAGCCAGGTAATATTTCAGTAACATCATCAAGTAAATCCTGTATTGAAAATGATATTTCAAATCTTTCAGAAATCTTTCTTGTTAATACAAAATCAATAGACGATATATCTTCTAGCTCTGCACCATCATAAGGGCCTGGTGCTCTTTCAAACTGTCCTCTATATCTAAATTCAGTTGTTGTATCACCGAATGAAAAGAAATATGCTATACTGCCCATGTACTCAGGTACTCTAGGTTGATCAGTATCTGTGTATCCTAACTTAACACTTAGGCTTCCATAAGGTACAGAATATGATTCTTTGAACCTAACACCTTTAGTAGTATACTCACCTGTGTTTACATACTGACTTATAGCACCATCATAATCAATATTTTGATCAAAGTCATATGCAAATGCTGAGATACCCATGTATCCGATTTCAAAACCCATACCTTCTTCTGGTTCCAAATTTGGGTTTGGTTGTACCCATGAGTCTCCATACTGTTGATACAATGTAGGATTTCTATAACTTGTACTAAAGTTAGTAAAGAAGCCATCAAGTGCATAACCTACTCGATATACTCTTGCATCTTCACTTAAACGTGTACCTACTTGAAATCTATCTTGAAAGTTAATTGTTGCGTAACCACTAAAATTCTTCTGATCCTCTCCTGCATACTCTTCTTGATCGTATGTGATTCCAGCAATTAATTTTGCTGGTGGATATCCTATGTCAAAAGATTCTCTAGCATCAAAGTAATAACGTTTTGCTTCGCTTTCCCAAGTACTAACACCTTTAGTAAAGTACTCGCTGTCAGAGCTACTGTATCCAAGTGTGAAGTTATTGTTTCTCAAACTAACATCAGTTTTCTCACCTGTTTGTAAACAATCATTAGACTGAGACCAATCTGCAGCATAACAATTATCATAGTCATAATCATAGTCAGTGTGAGACATTGCTACAGTAACACCATAAAGTTCCTTTACAGTCTTAATGGTTGTATTACTATAATCATCTTTTTCTGTGTTGTCGTTACGAACACTATCATTAGTAACATCAAATGATGTGATACTGATAGCATCAAGTAGTGCGACATTTAAAAGAGTATGATCACTTCCTGCTCTAACTACTGCTTGGTTTGTAATTTTGTCGTTAATAAAAACAGTACCACCTAAACTTCCTGAGCCATAAAGTACACCATTTGGACCAGATACAACTTTTACAGATTCTAATCCAGTAACAATGTCATGACCGAAATCATACCAACCTGCACCAGCATCATTTACTGGTACTCCATTTTTATATACTGTCGTGTGTACAGTTTGTGTACCACGTTCATTAAACAGTGCTGCCCCACCGTATCCGCCTGCAGTGAAGGACATTGCTGGCATAAGTGTTTCAATTATTGTGAGATCTTGTGATACTTCTGTTGCATCCTGCATTTCAGAGCTACCAACTACTACAATCTCTTCAATAAAATCATCACTACTTTCTTCACCTTTCACTTCTCCTGCACACAACATTAGTAGCATAAAAGCCACTGTTGCATACAATGGTGAAAAGTTTAAGTGAAAGTTTCTATCAAGTTTATTCATTTTTTCTCCTTATTATAATGAATTAAAAAATGACACACTCCCCCTAAGGAGAGTGTGCCATGAAACGTAAATATTTTTACTTGTGGGAGTATTTAAAATATCACACGTTTCATACAAGTGCTCTCGGCTAATGCTTTCCATGTATCCGGAGACATTTGTTTCAAGTCTGCAATTTTTAGAACCATTCTCAAAGAGATTTCTCTAAGCCTTGCTGACTTTTCAATCATGAAGTCCACAACTTCTTGGTTACCTTCGGCACCAAACTTATATTCATCAAGCATACCATCTCCAACGATCTGGTTGATTCTTAAGAATCTGTCTCTAACCGAATCCATCTCTAGATCCATGTAGTGACATCTTGACATTAATGCACTAAGGTGATCCTTAATCTTTTTGCTACGAACATTCTCAAAGTTCACGTTAGTAATAAAGATACATCCACCTGCAAAGTCAAACCTATCAGGTATACCTTCTCTACGCAATGCCGCTGACTCTGACTTCCAAGAAATAGTTCTTTTCTTACCTGAGTCTAAAACAGCCTTTAACATGTTCAAACAAACTTCGTCAAACAAGATGCTATCACAGTCATCAAACACCAGTATATCACCTTTGTTTGAATTGTTAAACAATGTTTGATACAAACCAATTGGTGTCATTGAACCTTTAACTACTTCAGTTCTTGGTGGACGACCAGCAAGTTTAGTTTCTGCATCGTACATGTCAAGAATACTCTCAACACCAAATGACTTACCAACTCCTGGAGGGCCACTTACAATAAGTCCTCTTACTACACCGTTAGCCACTGCGTCTGTCATTTGATCAAGGATTTCAAACCTTTCACGAATTCTAACAATCGCTTCTTCGTCAGTTTCTTTCTTCTTAGGCTTTGCTTCGGGTGAAGCAGTTACTTCTACATTTGCTTCGCCTTCTAAAGGCTCAACACTTGCTAACGTTGGAACAACAACACGGATAGAAGTTCTTTCTGGTCCTAATAATGCTGAAGCATCTACAGTCACAAAATATCCTTTCTTACCTTGCTGAGTTGGTTTAATCAAAGGAAACACTCCTTCGATCGGTTGGTTGCGGTATATACCGTCTGTTATTTTTACAAAGTTTGTCATATTCTAGCCCTCCCACAGGCGTTAAATTAATTAAACAATAAGTGTATTATACAGTAAGTTGGGTATTGTGTCAACCTATAATTAAACTTAATAACCAAAGTACAAATACAATTCCACCTATGTAAGAAAAAGTTTCAACGGAACCATCACAGTTGGATATACCTTTACCAGTTGAGTAAAACACCCAAACAATAAAACCTAATCCTAATAATGTTCCCATCTATTTCTCCTTACTATGTGTATATTATACAAAATAAGAGAGGGGAAGTCAAGTGAAAATATGCTTTATTTTTCAACGACTTACGTCAGTCTATAACAATATCTTCCATTCCTGCTGTACGCAGACGTGTAATGTGTCCAATTTGCCACTGTTTAGTGTCTAAGCCTTTCATTATACCTAAGTATTTGTTTCTTAGCAGTGCAAATTGATTACATAAATGTGTAAGATCAATAACACTTTGCTCGCCGTCGACATACTTTTCAGCATCTCTACTGCTAAGTTGTCTGTTATACGTTTCAAAATATTTACGGAAAACTAGACTACGTTCTTTTCTTAATGCAATGTTTAAATGCTCAAGTATTGCTTCAATTTCTTGTAACTGATTAAATCTATATTCTGTAATACCTGGTAAGGCAGCACTGGATTTCTCCAGGCTACCTTTTATACCACATTCATACCTTGCATCTTGTAATTCAGTCTCATAGTAATCTATAGCATCAACTATACTACCTAGATCGTCAACTACTTTATTGTAAAAGGTACTCATGTATTATTCCCAGTCTATGTTATCTTCGTCTTCGTCATCTAAGCCAATACTAAAATGTTCCATCAATGCAGTTTTCATTGCATGATCAAACTCATTAAGATGAGGCTCAATATCGCCAATATCAGCATTCTCGTCAAAAACTCTGACTACTGACTCTGCTAATTGAAGTCTCTCCTTCTTCGGTGTAAAGGCTTTGATACTATCCCAAAGATCATGTAAAAAAGATATATCAGGATTCATCTATAAAGTCCTCAGTGTCATTATCAAAAGAATCTGGATCAATATCACCTACGTCTAAATCATCTGCTGTAGGGATTTCGTTCCATTCATCAATAATTACCTGAAGTCTGTCTCCAGTCCACTGTTTTCTGAATTCTTTAATAGATTCACCGGTTACAGGACTAATATATTCAAGTTTGTTACCTACTTTTGTTACGAGACCTTTTGCCTCAAACATTTCAAGTAAGCCACTATATGGATCCATACCTGTTTCATATGGAATCTTAACTTGCACACCTTCAAAAGGTTTGCTGTATCTAGATTTCATAACTTTACAAGCGGCTCTAATACCTTGAACTGTACTAGTTTTGTTACCGTCTGCGTCTTCCTTCAGTTTCAATTTCTTCATTGCTACTACAATACTACTTGCATAGATAAAGCCTTGGCCTCCTGATATTTTATCATCAGGGTCAAACATATCTTGTGATGCGTATGTATGGTTAGTTGCAACTAAGCCAACCGGAAATGGTGCTAGTTGGTTAACCATGTTACGCACTAAGGCAGTTAAAGCCTTTGGCTTTCTACCCATATCACCTTTCATGTCACCTTTTTGAAACTGATCTACATCAGTTGGTGTAAGTAGCATACCTAAACTATCTACAACAAACAGTAACTTAGGCATTTCATCATACTCTAAATCACCATAGTTTGCTTTATAGTCTTTCATGAAGTCACTCATAGTTTTAGCAACATCATCGATCATGCTAACACTAATACGCAATAACTTCTCAGGTGATGTATCAACATCAAGTGCTTGTAACCACTCTTCATCAAGTGCGTTCTCTGAATCAAACAACACTACTTGACATCCTTGGTCTTGTGCATTCTTTACAATATTGCCGGAGCAGATAAAAGATTTACCTGAGCCGGACTCACCTGCAAAAACACTAACTTTACCTAATGGAATACCTTGTTTAAAGTCTCCACTAATTAAGTAATTTAGTGTGTAGTTTCCTGTGCTGATCCAATCTTGTGGATCATGGAAGCCTGCACTAATGCCCGATATGGACTTTGTGACAGACGTCCTGAACTTAGTTAAGTCAAATGGTTTTTGCATGTTCTCTCCTATGATTGACGGTTACGAATCATTGCAAGAATATCATCTGCACTTGCATTGCCACCTTCTGCTGGAGCAGGCTCAGCCGCTGGTGCTGGTGCTTCTGCTACTGCTGGTTGAGGTGCAGGTTCAACTGCTGGTGCTGCAGGAGCCGCTTCTACTACAGGAGCCGCCGGAGCCGGAGCCGGTGCTGCTGGTGCAGGTTGAGCTGATGCACTACTTGATTGAACTGCTGTGCTTGGTACTTCAACGCCATATGGCTTATAGAAGTTACCCCATCTTGCTGGATCATAAAGTTCACCATCTACTGACGCCGCAAACATTTCACTGATTGCTTGATATGCTTCTGCAGTAGGTTGTGCTGGTAAGAAGTCTTTCAGATTAAACAAACCATATTGGTCAATTGCTGCCAATTGTGTTTCATCTAATCCACTTTCCTTACGAGCCCACTTACTTGTAGAGTAGTCTGCATATTGTCCTTTAGTGGTTTTACTTACACGGAAGTCTGTGCCGTTTAAGTAATCTGTTGGAATGTTTTCCATTTCTGGATCCATCAAAGATGCTTTGATAATATTAAAGATCTGCGGTGAAATCACAAATCTACGAATAGGGTTTTCAGGTGCTTGTTCATTGAGAGGATTCTCAGTTACAAAACCTTGGAAAATATAAGAACGCTTTTTCCAATATTTACGTCCCATGTCTTCCA